AATTTGCAACATATTAGTCTCCTTTATATACCAGCTTTACATTAAGATATGTTGAATTTTTCTCTGCTTCAAACATACTCTCTGCCATTTTTTTATTTGTGCATCAACATCATCAATTCTGTAACGCCACTGTGAACTGATTGAAGAGTTAACACCTTTATCTCCAACCCCACCGACATTACTTGCATATCCACCAGCCACTTGATCGGGGTTGTGTACAGCTGCCTGCGTATCCAACCATTTTTCAGCCTGTTCTTCTGCTTCTTTTAAAGATAATCCTGCATCCTGCAATTCGTCCACTTTATCTACAAATGCCTTTTCTCTTGCTGCCTGCTGTGCCGCATTGCTTTCTATTGCACGTCCTTGTTCAATGTACTTTTGACGATTATCGAGATATTCCCGAACTGTCAATTCATTCATACCCTTTTGCTGATCTGCTAATTGTCGGGCAAACTCAGCTTCATCATATTTTGAATTATAATTAAATTCAACCTTTATTTCGTCAACTCTTTTAATCTCATCAAGTACATCTGTACCACCCTCAACAATCTTCCCCTCATATTCCGCTACATTTCCGGCTCCCTCTGTTACTCCATCAATCCCTCTTACAACAACTGTGATATGTATTGGTGTGCAAGTTCATAAAGTTCTGCACCAATCACCTGACCTTCAAATTCTTTTTCCACCAACGGGAAAATATCATCATTCATTGATACGCTGCCTTTCTGTTCCAATAATTCCAAAATCTTATTTTCCATAATCATTCACCTTATCCTTTCACCATTGCCCGGAACTCATACCAAGCATACTTGACATATAACTTACAGTTACACCAGTGCTGAACCCGTCTGATCTTCTTCTGCTTCTTCCGGGTGATCTTCCGTCTGTGTTCTTCTTCCCATTGTCTGCACCATTCATACTGTGCATCATCTTCCAGTCTGCTGTGCATTTTCTTCACCCCTTTCCTGTTTTTCTTTGTACCCCATACACTTCATAAAGCGTTCAGGACGGTTGCAGCTTTCATAATACTGACAGGTAACACATACATTTTCCGTCATGCGTTTTACCTCACTTTCTTATAGACAACATCCTTCAAGGTTACTATTCCACCGTAATTTATTTCAAACTTTGGTACTGCATAAAATCTGACATACCTTGTAGATATTATTGAAAGTGCATCTTCAACACATCTGTTCATAATACCAAAATCATGCTGATTGATTGGTGTACCTTTGTAATGTGCTGAAATCATAGGTAACACATCATTACAAAGGGAAATTTCTTTCACTGAATCATCACCGTCAAATAATTTGACTAATTTTGTTATAATACTTTCATTCATCTGTAAACCCTTCCTGTCTTGGTATCTTTCACCTGAACACGTTCAGTCAGTTCAAACCCCGCACCTTTGATGATGTACTTCAAAACCTTAATCAGATCATAGGCACGTTTGTCTGCTGCTTCACATTCAATCTGTTCACGTTCTTCCTTTGCTACTCTACCAACGGCAATAGTTGCTGTTGGGTCTGCATATCCTTCCTGATTTCTTCCACCTTTCACTAATTGATACCTTCCTTTCTTATCAAACTTTTGCACCCCTGAATATCACCAACATTGAAGGAAAAGGTGCTGCATTTTTACTGTTCCCAAATTTCAACCGACCTTTTATGAATCGAATTTCTGTCCTGTGTATAATAAAATCGTGAAAATACTTGGTGTCTGTTCTTGCCGGAATCAACAGAACAACAGTTGTGTGTTCTTTCCGTCCCTCAAAATAGCATTTTTCAACCCATTTATACATTTCTTTACCATAGGGCGGGTTGCAAAAGACAGATTCCCCCCCCAATCATGCAATAACCCGTTATCTTCTTTAGTGAAATACCTGTCACACTTATGATTCTGTTCACTTGAACACGGGTCTAATGTGAAATGAAATTCTGCATCCAGTGCATCAAATAAGTCCTGTGGCGTAGCCCAGTCATCTGTGTTACTACTGAACAAAACTTCATTCATTTCAATCACCGTCCTTTCTACTTCTGAAAATACGCCTTGTCTGACCGTTCAGTTTTACAACTGAAATTTCCAAGTCAACACACTGACCTGTGAACCTTGAAGGAAATCATCACCAATATCATCACCAATGTTTGCCAGTTTGCCGAACATCATTGAAGTATTGAACCTGTCACCCAGTTCTTTCAGGTCAAGTGCTGAAATGTTCCGATCACCAAGGATTGCTTTGACACAATCCAAAAATGTACTTTTACCGTTTGATTTGTCACCTGTCAGGATGAACGCCTTGCCTAACTCATTTCTTCTGTAAAAGCAGTAACCAATACATTCTTCCAATAACGCCCTGATTGCTGCATCACCACACGCTAACTTGTTCAGTGTACTGTCTGCCAGTTCAGAATAGGCATCCGGCTTGTAGTCCCAAGGAATCTTGTTGGTAATAACAATGTCTGTGCTGAATGGTTTCAGTTCCCCGGTCACAAGGTCATATACACCATTGTTGAAAGCAATCAGGTTTGCATCTGACTGTTCTTTTTCATCAACGATCAGTTCCATGTAGTCAAGAACTTCCCGGCGTTGCATCTTTTTCAGGTTTGGGATGTGCTGAATCATGTTTGATTCAATTTCTTTGTACCCATTGGAATACACACCGTCTTTGTATATATGCAACTGTCCGTTGATTTTGATAACGTGTGCCGTGTTCTTCATAAACACTGCAAACTTGTCAAACAGGAATGTACTGCCAAGGAAAAAAACAGGTTTCTGAAAAGCATCATCACGCAAGATCACTTCCAGTTCATCATCTGACAGCGGTTGTTTCAGAACAAACTTGTTCAGGATGCGGATGCACTCACGGGTTTCTTCAACCGTGAAATCATTTGCAGTCAGGGTCAGGATGTAATTGAAAAGTGCCTGATTCCTTCCGTCCCCGGCATCCATATCAACAAAGTCTGCGGTTGCCTTGACCGGGAACAACCACTTGGGAACTTCCTGATACTTTCCACCTTCTTCAATGTCCCATTCACAAAACCTTTCTTCACCGTCAATCTTGATAACCTCATAGGATAACTTACTGCCGACTTTTATATCAGCAGTAAGACCAACCGCCAACTGAACGTGTGTCCTGTTCCTTGCAATAGTATGATTCTTGAAAAGAAAGTGTTTTCCCCTACTGGTACAAAGGACTTTACAGTCAAGTTGCAGTTCTTCCACAATGTTCATCAGAATTTCAGATTGGTCAGAATCATCAATGTCAATAAGGATGGTGTCATCAGCCAAAACCCCACCGAACCCGTTCAGGTTCTTCACTTCATCATAGGTTTTCCATGTGGTTCTGTTTTTCAGTTTTTCAATGCTTGCCTTGCCTTTGGTTTCAACATAACCTTTGTAAAGCATCTTTTATCACCTACCTTATGTGATGTTTTCTAACACCTTTTTATAAAAATCCTTATTCCTGATGTTACGGTCAAAAGACTGCTGCCTTGATCGCAACAAAAATTTCAGTTCTTTCAGTTCTTTCTTCTGTTCCTTCAATGTGTTTTTGGTTCTTTCAGGCGTTCCCTGTACTTTTTTTACATCAGCATTGCGATCCTTCCAAACTTTTGTGTTCTTCCTGTGTGAATCCCGGAGAAGCTGCGAGTTTTTAACACCCGTCTGAATCTGTGAAATACAGTGCTTTGTCTGCCTGATCTGCTGTTCTGCATACTTGACTTTTTGTGTGTACCCTTCAATGTAGATACTGTGTTCCTTCTGAACCCATTCAAACTGTTCAGTCTGTTCCTGAATAAATTCCTTCATCTGCTGTTCACATTCCGGGGTGAAACTGCTTCTGATAAGTTTTAGCAGTTTCCTGACCTTGGCAATGCTGTGGGTATTCAAAAATTCTTCAAGATGAACAGTCATTGAACCATTTTCATATCTGATTTCTAAATCCATGAAAAACCTTCCTTCCCGGTGTTACGCTACAACACCAAATTGTTTCAAGCGTTTCTTTGCTAAATCTATGTACCACTGCCTATCAAGTTCAGGCGGTGTTTTTACCCCAACAACCGAATCATTGAAAATGAAACAGTGGTCAGGTGTATTACCGAATTTTTCACCCTTGGTTTTCACCTGTTTACGTTTCAGCAATCTGCCGTCCTTCTGATCGTTAGATGCAAACACCCTGTATGATTTATATGTGTATTTGTCCTTGTCAGGGTATTCATACACCGTCTTGATTGTTCTTTTGCCTATATGACTGACAAGTGGGGTGCAATGCTCATGTTCCACCCAATCATACTTGTCTGATAACTTGACAATCTTCTGAAACATAATCAGGTCATCACACTGATTGATGGTCTGTTCAACCGGGGTTTTCTTGACCATGTAGTCAACCAATGCTTTATTCAGGATTGGCAGATCATTGTCAACCGCTGAAAGTTCCTTCACATAAGCACCGATTCTTTCAACACCACCGTCAATACCAACCCAAAGGTAATTGTTCACATCCTTCTGATAGATTTCACTGATGTTATCCAGTTCAAGAAGAATTGAACACTGATCTGTTGAACAACGCTGTTCCCACTCCCAACAAATATCATCAACCATTTCAAAGGCTTCATCTGTGTCAGGAATCCAAATAATAAGACCATCCGTGTTGGACTGAATCAGTTCAAATCCCGGTACAACTTCAAGGTGTTCAATCAGGTCAAGCAACATCAACTGACCGTTGATGCACATACAGTTATTGTTTCTTGGGTCATACGCTGCATTGGTTTCATCCTTCATTGCACCTGACAAGGCGTTCAGCATCTTCTTATATGGCAACTGTGCTTTCTTCCACCGCTTGACTTCTTTCTTGTTTCCGGCGTTTTTTGCAGCAATCTGTTTTTCCTTCATGGCTTTTCGTGTGTTATACACCAACGGGTAATTGTCATTAGTTGCTGCCCTTGTAACCAGTCCCCAAGCAATCAGCATTGAAGGATAGTAATTGTTTACATCAACGTGCAGTAGTTGCCCGGTCTTGTGAATTGGTGTGGCTGTTGCCCCGTGAACACCGCCAAAACCGAATGAATGAGGAATACCCGCAACCACGGTTTCAAGACCCTGTTCCTTATACCATGTACGTTTTGAGTATTTATCCATGTGTGCCAAGTCCATTGACAAGGCTTCCTGTCTTTTCTGTTCAAACCAATCCTGAACATATTTGTATTTTTTCAGTTGCAAGCACGGCAAGAAGTAAAAATCAAATTCATCTTCAAATGATCTGCGGGAACACCCAAGCACCTTTGCGGTGATTCTTGCTTCACTGTCACCTATATCAGACAGGTTCACAATGTCCGGGAAAGCCTGAATGATACCGTGCATTGCATTAAATTCATCTATTTTTTCAAGGAATACTTTGATGGTTTCTTCCACATCATGCCGACAGTAGAAAACCGTCATTTCAATTTCTTCCTTGGTCAATTTCCTGTTTATTCTAAAATCAACATCCGTTTCCTTGATATTGCTGCCAAGAAAACCTTCCAGTGTTTTCAAACCAACCGGGGGGTTCGGCATAACATCATAGTTAATCATTGGAACTTTGTTGAACGCTGATGAAAATTGCCACCCTTCCTTTTTTTCAACAATTATCCAGTCATTGATTCTTTTGGGATTCATTCCCAACAGAATACCTTTCATAATGTACTGGTCATAGTGGCGGTTGTTATAACCTACCCATATATCCTTGCTATTAGCTTCATATAAGGCTTTTAATTCATCAGGGTTATTGATTATCACATATTCTTTTTTCTTGGTCACATCAATGAAAACAGCAAGCCAATCTTCCTTGAAAACCTCAAAGTCATAAAATATCACTACATTCACCCTTTCTGAAAATAGCGGTGGAAGGTGTGACCCCACCACCGCCTGATAACATTTTAAGTTAAGACTTCTTAACTTTACAAGTAAAATTTTTTAGCAATCAAAAACTTCCTTGATTGTGATAGGGTTGAAAGCATCTGCCTTATAATCAACCTCAACTTCAATCGCACCCTGAATAGACTGGAATACATCAAGAATCTGATCTGCAAAATCTGCATAGTTTACGAACTCAACAGGTGTGTCATCTTCTGCAATCAGCTTGTTCACCCAAGTGCATACAGACTTGATTGCCTGTCCGTCCGTCCACTTTGCGGAACTGTTGCCGGAAATAACACGGTTGAAGAAGATCATGCGGTTTGCCTGTTCACCTTCCTTGATCTTTGCCTGAACTGCAAACATCAACTTATCCTGTGCCTTAGTCAACTTAATTTCCATCTTCTCAATACTAATGATATATGTACCATCCGGCACATCAGCAAAATCATTATCAGGTGCGTTCTGCACCTCATTCTGTAATTCCTGTAAATCAACCTTTTCATCAAATGCACTGAAATCAATAGCCATAATTTTTCACCTTTTAACCTTTCTTTATTTGCTTAATACTAACTTTAACAACTCAAACGCCTGAACCTCATTGAACCCGGCTTTTACATAGGAATCATAGATTTTCTTTGCAGTAGTTGCACCATCTTCCAGCGGTATATCCTGTTTAGGTGCTACCGGGTGCGGGTTCTTCATTGAACGGTTGTTTGCCGTGTTCATTCCTTCTGTAATTGCTGATGCAAGGATTGCACCAAACAGTTCATCAGGTAAACCAAAAGGATTGTTCATGTTCTTTTACCTCACTTTCTTAGCGTGTTTTTCTTACTCTGCGGGTTCTGCCAGTCGGCTGTTCATCTACTGCCGGGGTTTCATCCTCTGTTGTATCTGCATTATCAGGCTGTGCCTGTGCTGCACTTCTTCTTGTTCGTCTACCCTTCTCCGGCGGGTTCATTGCCCCATCAATAGGATTTTCCGGCTTAGGGTTGTCTGCCTGTGCTAAACGCTTCACACCTTCACCAAATTCTTCCTTGCTGATGACCTTCATAACCTCAACACCGTCAACAATCAGGTCAACCGTGTCACCCTTGTGCTTCATCACATTGCCCCGGCTTGATACTGTATGAATGTGATTGAATCATCTGCCTGATCGTATGCGGTCAAGTCCTTCTTTGACCCATTCACAACTGAATAAGGTCTGTTCAGATCAGCAAGTTTTTTCTGCATTGCTTCAAGTTCTGCTGTGAAGTTGTAGAATATAATCAGCCTATCTTCTGTTGATTCAACCAAGTCCCGCAAACCTTCCAGTTTTTCCTTGTGCCACTGCCCGCACAACTGCCGGGCATATAGCATCTTGGTCAGGCTGTTGTCACCGACCAGTTCAACCCGTGGTGTCACATCCGTGCCGTAATAATCTGAATCATCTTTGAACTTGCACATATTCAGGGTATCAAGCATGATGTAACTGTTTTTGATAAAATACTTGTATGCTTGTGTCACCTTAAAGAATATCTTCTGTTCAGTCTGTTCCGGCAGTTCAATCACATCAGCGGTTTTCATAAAGATGCAACCGTGATCTGCAAGTTTCTTTTTCAGGTGTCCCGTGTGCTTGTACCCGGTTATCACTTCATTCTTGTACCCATCACCGTTTTCAACCCATTCAGTCTGAACGTATGATGACCAAAATGCCTTTTTTGTAATGTTCCACCCAAGCAACTGAACCTGTGACCACAACCTTTCATACTTTCCGGCTGTTGGTGTTCCTGATAATAAAATCACGCTTTCCGGCTGCATTTTCAGAATGAACTTTGACCGTTGTGCTGTTTCATTGGTTATCAGTGAACTTTCATCAAGCATCAGTGTGAACCCTTTGAGTTTCAGCAACCAATCCCGCCGGAAAGCAGTTTCATAGTTGATAACGCCTATAATCTGAACATCCTTGTTATATAATTCTTTGGTATCAACAAGTGTCCTGAAATTGATTGCTTCACTTTTCTTGGTCAGGTTCATCACACGGTCACTTGGGTAATATTCTTTGAAGTGCTGAACCCAGTCATCTATCTTGGATTTCTGACAGATGACCACATTCACCGAATTGTTCAGCAAATACATTTTTTCAGCACCCACAAAGGTCTTACCCAGTCCCATATCAAGATAATAAGCACAACGGTTAAACTGTTCAGTTCTGTTCAGTGCATCTTCCTGATGTGGCATGAAATTCAAAGTTTTCATTCTTCATCAGCGTCCTTTGGTGCTTCA